GTTCTTCTTAGGGTATACTTTGCGCATGATGTCGCGCACAGTCTCGAGGTTAGTCGTCTCGTTAGCCACCATATTCAGTTGCTCCTTGATGGGGACATCTTCGACCGTGCGTTCGACCCTGTGCTCGTTGACCGGTATGCTTTCGACCATTGGCGTTGCAATGGCACGTTCCAGTGGTGAACCGAGGATTGCCATAAAGTGTTCGTTTTGTTCACCTGTACCGTACATTACAATGGTATCTGTGGCGCGACTGAGTGCAGTGTAGACGTATGTCGAGCGGTCGCCGTGGATCTGGTCGATGTCAGTCGTGATGATATGCACGGTTTCGTAGGTTCCGCCCATGGCTTCGTGTATGGTAGATACCCTAGGTTGTTTGAGCTCTTTTTCGAGGTAGATCTTCATTTTCTGCGTAGCGCACAGCATGATATCGTTGTTAAATCTTTGTATTTTCTCTAAACTGCCGTGGATTATTTTACCGATGCGGGACGGGTTAGCCGTAAAGTCTGGTATGTAGTTGCGCACAAACGGTTCGATAGACTTAGGGCATCTTTTTGATTCGCTGATGTATTTTAGATCATCTATCATTTCGATTTTATAGCTTGGCGCGGTGCCCTGGAAGTCGGTTTTAATTTGAAACTGGTCGCCTAAAGCCAGAAAAGCCGCATTCGGGGCTAAATGTCGATATATGTCGATGAAATAAGGATTGACTAGGAAGATCTCGTCGATGAAGATTTGGTCGAAAGATTTGCCGCGAAACTTCAACAGTTTGATCGCTTTAATGAATGTGACCGCTCGACTGTCATTGTTGATGATCTTAGTTTTGATTTTTTCGTTGTGCTCGAATGTGACGACGCGGAGTGGAGCGATGATGAGTGAGCAATAACCGCAAAAGTTGTCGAGGACTAGCTTACTTTTTCCGGAGCCGGCTACGCCGAGTCGTGCGTCGATCTCGTTGGTGGTCATTTCGGCATCGTCGATGAATTCGAAGTCTTCTTCGTCTAAATTTTCCTTGAGGTACGGGTCGTTATGCAGCGATTTTTTGAATAATGCGAATTGTGATAGGTCCGGCTTCCATTTGAGTACAGCGTTAGCGTATTCTATGTTGTTACTGCCACATCTACAGCCGTCATTGACTTGTTTCTTGGCGTTGTGGGCATCTAACGTTTGCATGCTTTCAGCTATGTCAACTGTTCGAGGGACGCCTCTGATGTTGCTGATGGTGTAGTACACTTCCGCTGAAGCGAGTTCGCTACCGTCGTTGCGCCAGATGTGTATGTTGAAATCGCTGAACAGATCACACAGATAGGTCTCGAATGTCTGACGTTCATCGTCGTCAACGTATGCTTGGAATTTGCTAGTGACGTAGACGTCCGATTTACCGAGGATCATTTTTGCGTAAGTAAAGAACATGTCGCCTGGTGATGCGCTGTGATCTAATAGCACCATGTCGGCGTCTTGTACTTTGGGTAAGTCGGTGTACTTAGTCCACGGATGTGCGACTACATTCTTCATGAGATGGAAGTCGCCGTTGATATAATGGCATGGCAAGTATTGAACTTTCTTGTTTGGTACGCGATAAAAGTGTCCGGGTGCACAAGACAGTTCAACTATGCGATTGCATTTATATTCGAGAGCTACTTTTTCGATGTCGCGATATTTATTAATCATCTTATCGGGATGTGAGTCGGGCGCTATGTGCATCCAATTGCCGGGGTCGTACTTACTGCGGGTTGGTTGTAGTGGTTTGCCTATACCGAGTGTGGTGTAACCACCATGTGCGCAGAGATGCGTTTTGTTGTAGTTAATGCGCTGATCTCGGTTGTAGATACAAAGTACCTTCTTGCATTTGAGCCGTTCGAAAGAAGTTTTGACGCAACACAAGTCGTTCCCATATATCGCTGTTCCGATAAGTGGCATGTAGACGGTCAGCTTGTTCTTCAAGGCGTACTTGTCGATCCCGTCGAATATTTCTTTGAGTCTTTGTTGCTGCATGACTTTAGTGTTAGTTTTGACGTTTGCGTCTAGGGCCACTGCGAGCGCGAGATGATATTTGCCATGTTTGGTGAAAGTCAGCGGTTGAACTGGTTTGTTGATGTTTGCGTCGTATCCCTGGAAAAGTAGGCGGAAGGCCGCTGCTTGACCTGCGCCATCGGTCAACATAGAGTTGGCGCAATTTACGTAGAGGCCTTGTGTGTGCGGCTCGATGTCGCTGTAGTCGCCCATGAAGATGGGCTCACAGTCACAGTCAACAGCTACGTAATGGTTGACGATGAGTTGAACCTTCGCGGTTGGCCATTTGGAGTCGTATATGGCGCGCATGATATACGCGTCCAGAGCTTTGACCTTCGGGACATGGCAGATGAAGTTCATGTTGTTGACTTTGGCGACCCAGGCTAACTCATGAATGTCGTGCATGGAAGTGGACAGTGGTTGTTGACTGCCTCTAACTTCAACGTTTTTTGGCACGATAAACGGTGTAGAGATGCCAAATTTGTTATGGAAGAATCTTAATGCATGAATGCCGCAACTTCCATCTCCGGGCGGGTCGTGGATCATTTTTGTATGAGTGTCTTCACGACGTAATAGTTTCTTCTTTCCGTCGTCTAGTTTCTTGTCACCGTCGCTCTTCTTATTTTCCGGCGCAGCTGGTATATCGGCGTCTGCTGCAAAAATGTCCGGCAATTCCAGGAATGTTGCGTCGGTTTTTCCGTATCCTTTTGTGTTGATGTAGCCGTTTACAACGTATTTAGGTACCGCTTTGATACGTAAGTCAGGCATATAGGTGTTTGATGCGGTCTCTACGTGCTCCAGATAATGTTCAACGCTGTGACCGGCGAGGGTGGCGAAGATTTTATCTTTCGTGCTTTGGAGGAACACTTTGATTGA